GTTTGAAAACCCAGATGTTGTCAATGTGCTATTTGTAGACCACAAGCGGGTTGGTGAGATGAGAGTTAAAGGTAAGATTATTAGATATTCTCCTCCGGGTATCGCTGGTGACGATTTGGCCTTGCTGCATTTACCAGTGCAGAAGTTTACAAAGTCATCTGCTCGTTTGCATCTTGGGGTTCCAAAAATTGGTTCAAATCTATTTCATATTGGGTCTCTGGGAGGTCTAGCTGGTGCTGAATCCTTGACATCCGGTATTCTCTCCCAGCATGGTAGGCAGGTTGGACGTAATATATTTGATCAAACAACCGCACCAATACTTTTTGGTAGTAGTGGTGGTTTAATGAGCCTACAATCTAATGGTCAGGTGGTTGGCGTTGTAGCGAAAATGAGTCATCCTGTGTATAATTTTATAATCCCGGCGAGGAGAATTATTGAATGGTCTAAAAGAACTCGTGTTGATTGGTTGTTTGATGACAAACAGAAAATGCCTACGTTGAATGAAGTTTACAATTTTCCAGTTGAAGATATTAAGATGAGGTAATCATGCGGTGCGGTTGGTATCCTTTGTGGAACTATACTCATTATTCATTGCTTAAAGGTTATTCCAAGCCGAAGGAACTGGTTAAAAAGTGTGTTGACAACCAGTACAAGGCTTGTGGTATAGCTGATTATAAAACTTTGTCTGGTGCTGTTGCGTTTTTTCAAGAATGCAAAAACGCTGGCATTAAACCTATAATCGGTTGTTCCTTCGATGGCTTTGCATTGTTCGCAAAGAATAAGAAGGGGTGGTTCGATCTTATCAAGATAGTTTCAGATCCAGAAAATAATATTCATGATGATACTGATTTGATTTGTATTAGTGAATCCTCAATCGATCCAATATATTATGTTAATAAAGAAGATGCTAAGTTGCATCGAATTATGCTTGCTTCAGGCATGAAGACGACTCTCCCAAAGATTCAAAACAAAATACTGAATAGTGAGGAGGATTTTGACAACAAGGTATTCTTTGAGAAAGATGATTATTTTGTTGCAGACGCGGAGCAGTCCGTAAGTTTTAATGCGGAAATGCTAGAAACTGTATATAATGATTGTGAGGAGTATGATATTCTAAGCAAGCCAGTGCTTCCGACTTTTCCAACTCCTAATGGTCAGTCAGAAAAAGAATACCTGAAGGAATTATGTCGGGATGGATGGAGACACATTCTCGCTAAGGAGGGTAAAGTTAGTGATCAGGAAGACAAGGACAAGTATCATCATAGGTTCTTACGTGAATTTGATGTCATTGATGAAGCAGAGCTATTTGGCTACTTTCTCATTGTTCAGGATATTATTAAGTTCGTAACGGATAGCGGGTGGATCGCTGGGCCAGGTAGAGGTAGTGCAGCAGGATGTTTGATATCATACATGCTCGAAATTACGAAGATTGATCCCATACAGTACGACCTTTTGTTTGAACGGTTTTACAACTCCGGGAGAAATACTGGCGATCATATTTCCCTACCAGATATTGATATGGATGTACCAAGTAATAAAAGAGATGAAATCATTGGTTATATCGAAGACAAATACGGTCACAACAATGTTAGCCAGATGGTAACCTTTGGAAGACTCAGGGGAAAATCTGCTTTAAAGGAGGTTCTTCGGATTCATGAGGCTTGTGGTTTTGGTCTTATGAACGAGATAACTAAACCGTTAAGGAATGAGGCTGATATTTCAGACGGGTTACAGGAGATGGACGAAGACGAGAGATCTATTATTAAATGGTCTCTAATTAATGAACCAGAGAAGTTTCGTGATTATTGTTATATTACTGATAACGGTGAATTACGAGGCGACTATGCAGAATATTTTCAGCAGGCTATAGATTTAGAGGGTACTTTTAAAACCCAAGGTAAACATGCTGCTGGAGTTGTAATATCTAAAGAGCCACTTGATGAAGTGTGCCCTATGGTTGACCCAAAAGGTGGTGGTGAAAAAATAGCCGCACTAGAAATGGATGACTTGGAAGCACTTGGTCATGTTAAATTTGACGTTTTAGGACTTTCTACACTTGATAAATTTATGAAAGTAGAGGAATTGATAAATGAATAGGGATATAATTTGTTTTGACTTTGAGACAGGTGGTCGTGACGCGAACACTTGCCAACCTACACAAATAGCTGCAATTGCATTAGACGGAAGGAATTTAAAATTAAAGGGTACATTTAATAGTGAGATCCGTGCAGAAGTTGATGATGAAAAAGCCATTGCTGCTGGCCTCGGACCAATTGAAGAAGGTGCATTAAAAGTTACGGGCAAAACAAGGGAACAGATTGCTAAGGCACCTCAATTAAAAACTGTCTGGAAGAAGTTTACCGCCTTTGTTGATAAGTATAATTGGAAAGGAACTCCGTTCTTCGCCCCCATTCCTGCTGGTTTTAATATCATTGGGTACGATATGAAGATCATTAATCGTCTTTGTAAGGAATTCGGACCTTGGGATGCAAAAAGAGGAGAGCAACAGTTGTTCTCTAAGGTGTATAAGATTGATGTAATGGATAATGTATGGATGTGGACAGAAGGAGATCCCAGTATCAAATCTATCAGTATGGATTCTCTTAGAGAAAGAATGGGTATGTCGAGTGAAAATGCCCATGATGCCTTGCAAGATGTGAAGGATACTGCTAATATTATGATTAAGTTCATGAAGACCCACAGGGCAGTCTATCGTAATTTGAAAATTGATAAAGTTTTTGCTAATGGAGAATTGTACGTTTGAACTACAATGACGATAAATCTTGGAAACTATTCAAAGACGGACTTACCAAGGGTATATTCCAACTGGAAAGTCAGCTTGGTCGCTCGTGGTCAAAAAAATTAGAACCTCGTAGCATTGAAGAACTGTCTGCACTGATTAGTATTATTCGTCCCGGTGTGTTAAATGCTATGTTGGATGGTACGAGTCTGGCTATGCATTTTGTTGACAGGAAACACAAGAGAGAAGATGTAACATATATTCATGAAGCCTTAGAAAAGATACTAAGTGATACACAGGGCATCTTGATCTATCAAGAACAGGCTATGATCATATCTACTGAGCTGGCTGGATTTAGTCTGCAAGAAGCAGATGATCTTAGAAAAGCTATTGGTAAGAAAAAGTCTGACTTGATGAAGAAGATCCGCCTAAAATTTATTGCGGGTTGTGAAAAAGTAGGGTTAGTAGATAAAGATTCTGCTGACGAGATATTTAGTTGGATTGAAAAATCTGCTAGGTATCTTTTTAATAAGTCGCACGGGATTTCGTATGCTATTAATGCATATCAGAGTGCGTGGTACAAGGCAAATCATACTTTAGAATTCTTTCTGGCATCATTTTTTTATGCCTCCGAGAAACAAGATCCCCATGAAGAAATATATGAATTAGTTTCAGAAGCCAGAGTGTTCGATATTAATATCAAACTACCTGATCTGACAAACTTTGATAGTAAATTCAATATTCGGAATGGGGACATTTATTTTGGTGTGAAGGATATCAAGTCCTTAACAGGTGTCACTGGCGATAAGGTTATCACAGCTATTAGAGATGTTGAAGAAAAACTACAAAAACCAGCGAAGGATTTTAGTTGGATGGATGTACTCGTTCATCTTTCTAATAAGATCAATAAAACAGCGTTTAAGTCACTGTGCTCAATAGGTTTCTTCTCTACTAAGAAAACGGGAGTATCCAGAAGTAAGGCACTACATGAGTATTCTAGTTTTAGAGAGTTAACCAAAGGTGAAGTGAAATGGGTTGAAAAGAATTATCCTAAAAAACAATGGACGAATTTGGCCGCATCCTTTAAAAGTTTAGCACCAAGAAAGAGGACTGGGGGAGGAACCCATAATTACAATAGGCAACAGGCAATTGAAAGTGAGATACAGGTATTAAACGATCCACCTTACGATCTTTCAGATGATCCTATCTGGATTGTAGAACAAGAAACTAGATTTCTTGGGTGCCCAATTTCATTATCAAAGATTGAAGCTGCAGACGTGTCGTCTTCAAACACCAGTTGTAAAAACATTATAGACGGCAAAAAGGGTAAGGGAATCATTGTTGCCGCCAACATAAGCCGGATCAATGACTATAAAATCAAGAAGGAGGGTAAAAATAAAGGTAAGATGATGTCCTTTCTCACAATTGAGGACGGTACAGCATCACTGGATAATGTTATAGTATTCCCAGAAATGAGAGAGAAATATCATTTTATTTTATTTGAAGATAACAATCTCTTGTTTTATGGTAACGTAGAAAAAGATAATACTTTCATTGTTGACAAGATACATGAAATTTAAGGGGGAGAGATGAACAATTGTATATTTACTGGCTATTTAGCTGAAGAACCAATCCTAGACAAGGTAGATGGAGTCAGCTATCTTGATCTAAAATTGGTAGTTTATAATTATCGTAAAACCAAACACGGTGGAGAGAAAAGTAGGACACCCGTATATATTTACTGTGAGGCTTGGCACACTGGTGCAGAGACGATTGCTTCCTTAGCAGAAGAGGGCACAAAGATTACCGTCAATGCTACGGCAAAGAATGTGAAGGATGAGGAGGATCTGATTATATTCAGGATCAATGAATTTGATTTACCGTGTTTGGATAATGATTGAGAGGTGGCATAATGAGAAAAAAGAGAATCTTATTTTGTAGCGAAGCTACATTTCTAAATACGGGCTATGCAACATACACTCGTGAGATATTAAATTATCTACACTCAACCGGTAAATATGATATAGCAGAAATGGCATCATACGGAGAATTGAATGATCCGCGTGCTGCCAATATTCCTTGGAAATATTATGGAGTAATGCCTAATACTAATTGTGAACCTAAAGCTCCCAAGGAACAGATTGACGCTTATAATTCAAGCCCTAGTAATCAATTTGGTGAATGGTTATTCGAACATGTTTGTTTAGATTTCTTACCAGATATCGTATGTGACATTCGTGACTTTTGGATGGTTGATCATATTGAACGGTCACCTTTTAGGCCATATTTTAAATGGGCTCTGATGCCTACAGTTGATGCTAGACCACAAGCAAGACAGTGGATAGCTACATACGCGACAACGGATGCCTGCCTTTCGTATTCTGATTGGGCTGGCGAAGTATTGACCGATCAGTCTGGTGGAAAAATTAACTACATTGGATCTGCTCCACCATCGGCACATCCGGCTTACCAACCAATGACCCAAGGGGAAAGAAAAGCCAACAGGGAAATCTATGGTATAGATCCAAAATCAAAAATTATTGGCACAGTCATGCGTAATCAACGTAGAAAACTGTATCCTGATTTATTTGAAGCGTTTAGAAAATTCTTGGACCAACAAAAAGATAATTATTATTTATATTGTCATACTTCCTATCCTGATTTGGGATGGGATATTCCAGAACTGTTACAGCAGTATGAGCTTGCTTCTCATGTGTTGTTTACATATATTTGTCCAGAAACCAAAAAACCATTTCCTTCTGTGTTTAAGGGTTCTGTTGCACAATCGCCCTATACTGGTAAATGGGGATCAACACTTTCAAATGTTAAAAACGGCCTGTCGTATGAAGACCTAAGTAAAGTCATTAATTGCTTTGACTTGTATGTTCAATATGCTAACTCTGAAGGTTTTGGTCTACCTATCGTAGAGGCTGCTGCTTGTGGCATACCGGTGTGTGCTACTGATTATTCTGCAATGGAGAGTGAAGTTAGAAAACTTGAGGGGTATACCATTAAACCGAAAGCTTTATATAAAGAATTGGAAACTGGATGTCTAAGAGCAGTACCTGATAATGACCTCGCCGCTACAATGTTTGCGGAATTCTTTAGTAAGCCTGACCAAGAACGAATTGAAGAAGGTAACCGGACACGTAAAAACTTTGAAAAGCACTTTCAATGGAATTTAAGCGGTGGAGTTTGGGAGAAATACTTTGACGGTGTAGATATTCTTCCTGTAGAATCTACATGGGCTTCTCAGCCACGTATACATAATCCACAACCAAAACCCGAATCCGTTACTGAAAGTCAACATAACAACTTAGCAAAATTCCTTATTGTTAATGTTCTTGGTGACAAATCGAAATTGAATTCTTATTTTGAGACTAGGCTTACAAGAGATCTTATGTACAAATCTGCTACGGCTTCTACGGGTGGTATGTACTTTAATGAATCTTCTGCTGTATTTACAGGTAATTCTGGTAGGCAAGAGTTTAATTTTGATATTGCGTATGATCAAATGGTTGGAATGTGTAACAAACGTAATGCATGGGAACAGAAAAGGGTTGAAAGAATGCAGAAACTTCAACAGGATCAACAGAACGGAAAAGGATAAATTATGAAAGTTCTATATATTTCTCATGTTAAGGAAAGTTCTGGTTGGGGAACTTCTGCCGAAAATCAAATGTTAGCACTAGATGCTGCTGGCGTAGATGTTGTTTGCCGTAACGTTACTCTCACAAGGGATAGACAAAATGTACATCCTAAAATATTAGAATTGGAACAAAAAGATAGTCGAGGGTGTGATGTATGCATACAGCATGTGTTGCCTCACCACCTAATTGGAAGTGACATGTTTAAAAGGAATATCGCTTTCCTTGAAGCAGAATCTGTCAGCCTAAGTAAAATTGCATGGATAGAATATTTAAAACTTGTCAATGAAATCTGGGTTCCGAACCAAGACCTTTGTAAATCTTTGCGAAGTGATAGCGAGTTGCAGGCAATGATACATGTTGTTCATCATCCTTGTGATTATAATAGATATACCAAGAAATATCCAGAAATAACAATTCCACAACTGGAAAACAAATTTGTATTTTATTATATTGGAGATCTTAACGATAGGAAGAATATTGATTCCATCGTTACATGTTTCCACAGTGAATTTGATAAGTCAGAACCAGTAGGTTTACTTCTGAAAGTCAAGAAATTTGGTAAATCACCAGAAGAAACTAGACAGATTATGGACAATAAACTCGTTGAAATCAAACGTTCACTAAGAATGTATCCAAGGATAGAAGATTATGCAAGAGATGTTGTAATTGCAGAAGATGTTTCCGATGAAAACATTTGTTCTATACATCAATATTGCGATTGTTTTGTTTGCCCGTCACATGGTGAGGCTTGGTCTATTCCTACTTTTAACGCAATGGCTTTTGGCACTAGTCCAATAGCAAGTGATTACGGTGGACCTGCAGAGTTTATTCCATTAGACTTAGGACAGTTTCCGACTGAAGAATGTGGAACCTTAGTAGGAGGGTCTTATTCAGTTTGTAAGTGTAGCGATGCGGCATTCCCAGATATATTTACTGGTAGAGAATATTGGTTCCAACCATGCGAAATGGAAATCAGAGAAACTATGAGAGAGAAATACGAAACGTACAAACAAGATCCATTAGCTGCCAAAAGAAACTGGAAACTAGCCGGACTAAAACAAGCAAAGAAATTTACTTACGAAGTAATTGGAAACAAAATGAAGGAGATCCTAAGTGAGCCATCAAACACTTCAGTTCATTAATAAATCTGTTCGTAATAAGGATAAGTACAACATACTAACATTTGATACTCACGAGAGATATCAACAACAGTTATGTAAAACTGGCCACAGCTTTTATTCTTTTCGGTATGAGAATTGTAAACGTTGGGATGAGTCCTATGCTAAGATTCCGGATAATTATTATTTAATGCCAGATAATTCTATTACTGGCAGTATAGGATTTGATTTTATATTATCCCAAAGTAAATTTGGACAATTTCAAGCTTCTCAACATATTAACCAGAGATTTAAGTTACCAGTTATTTCTTTAGAACATACTTTACCTA